GACAGCATGGTTAAGATATCATGACATTTTTAAGGCATCTCTTAGATGATCAGGAATAGTTATCTTTATTCTATTATTATTTCTATTGCACCATGATAATCGCAAAAATTCATATAAAGCTACTATGGATAAAAAACCTGCTTCGCTTTCATCAATCGCTCGCTCTGGTGGTGCAATAGTTCGATACGCATTCGCAGTTGAAATTGAATTGTAAAAATATAATCTAGGATTAGCAGAATAATCTAAACGCAATTTAGTCGTTCTAGCTTTATAATCATAATATCTGATAAATTGTTCAATAGTTCTTTCATCTATTCCAGTGGCAAGAATAAATTGTCTGACTAAATTCGGGTTGTTCTTACTCCTATTTGCTATTGCTTCAAATGCTTCAATTAACCTGGTATCAGATAAACCGTTCGCATACTTATTATTTATAACACTAGCATTAATATTTAAATCCACTGTTGGTCCATATCGGAATCCTAATGCCCTTAACACTCTCCCCATTGGAGAATCAAATAATATACCTGGACCTATTGGATGCGCGTTAAAAATAACACTTCTATTAATTAATGGGTGATCATCTATTTCCATGGAATAATCTATATCCAAAATGTATGAAAATTTAACATCATCATCAGTTAACAGCTTAATTCTACTATAATTCTGTTGCGCACTTTCAAATATCTTTGATGATATGAATACGTCTTCACTCTTGGTTGGTGTCTGAGCCTCAGCTAATTGTCGTATTCTAGTTGGAATTTGGAAAGCTTGAATTAATGAATCATCTAATGGTACACCTGCATCTCGTAATTGTTTCGCCGCTATTCTTGATGTCGCCATTAAATTTGGATCACGATATTGGTTTAATCGTTCTGAATAAGTAAAAATTTCACTTTCAGTAAAATAAGTTTGATCTTTAAACTCTTGGTTTCGAGTACTACGTTTAAATAAATCAGCACATAAATCGGCTTCTCTAAATCCTAGCAAATCCAAATAATCTAAATGCTCCGACGTAACCTTATGAGTGAGCCTATATATGCTGTCTTGTATAATGTCATATCTATAACGTCTGACCATTTCTCCTCGTAATGTTAAATATGAGCTCCTTAGTGTATATGTTCCATCAAGTCTTAAAGTTGATAAAGATGGAACTTGAAAACCTTTTTCAGTAAATAACATCATGAATGGAGCATATATTCTAACAAATTTATCAGTGTATCTGTTGAATGTTATTTTATCCCCAAGTAATGGTATACTTTTAAGTTTTAAATGTGTCAAATTATTTATAAATTTCTCTGAGCTTGATAATGCTGCTGTGGTTAGTGGTAACGTTAATCGTGAAAACATCCACCAACAATATGACAAAAATAGAATTTGTAAATTGTGTGGAGCGTTGACTCTACTCGAGATGTCTGCACATAAGGATGATAGTTGCTGGCCCTTATCTAAAGAATCATCAGACCATTCACTCTTCTCTGCTGTGCATAAGCTTAACCTGTCTGGATATCCCATGTAACCTCCACCCACGACACATTGCTGCAAGAAAACTCCACACGTTGGTGATGCCTGACTAGTAGTCTTAAACCCTAATTCATCTAGTTGAC